CTAAATTAATGTTGAGGTCATCTGGATGATCAGCTTCGCCTAATACACTGTATCCACCTTTGATCTTTTCATTTATTGCTTTAACAGCACTATGAATTTCATCTTTGGTGTAGATACGATTGTTTTGATTGCGTACATCACCTTCTATAAAGATACCTTTCATATAAAGGCTTTTACCGTTAGCATCATCTAATGTTTCTGTAACGATATTAGCTTGATTATAAGTTAAGTGTTCTTTCAGTGAGGTAAGCATATTACTTCATTCCTCTAATTGGACTGTCTGACTTAGTAACTTCAGCTTTTGGCTTTGGAGCCGCACTAGGTGAACCAGCTTCTTGTGGCCCATCTACACCCATACCTTCAGCAGTTGGAGCAGGTCTTCCCTTTTCGTCTCCGCCTGGGGCTTTGTGTGCAGTTGCGCCTGTTGGTGCACTTGCGTTTCCAGCTACTGGTGATGCTTTATCAGCTGTGTCACTGTGTGTAACATTTACAGATTTCATTTCAGCGCCTTCTTCGACAGCTTCAACTTCTTCAGTTTCTTCAACTGGTTCTGCTGATTCTTCCATTTCTGGCTCATCCATTTCTTCTTTATCACCCATCATATCAGCAAAAGCGGCACGTAATTCTGCAATTGCATCTTCTACGTTATCCATTGCTTCTTCTGCATCTGATTCTCCGTCCATTTCGCCTTCGCCTTCTGCTTCAGGTTCCATGTCCATAGCTAGATCCATTTCTGGCTCTGCCATTTCTTCATCTTCCATGTCATCATCGTCCATGATTTCTTCATCATTGATCTCTTCTTCGGCTGTTTCGATATCATCAAGGAAATCTTCTTCTGCATCTGAAGCATCTACTGCTTCCTCTACTTCAGCTTCGTCCTTTGAATCTTCGTCAGCTTCATCAAGATCGATAGTTTCATCTAGGTCGTCTTCTTGAATTTCGTCTTCTACTACTTCATCATTTTCTTGTAGACTTGACCAATGTGATTTGGCTTTTTCTACAAAAACATTATGAAGAAGATCGGCGGCTTTGTCTTGCTCGTCGTTTACGATATATTCAAGGACCTTAACTAAAGATTCCTTGTGTTCGCTCATATCATTCTCCTTAAAAAATTACAGGCTTACCAAGATGGTTTACATCTATATTTACAATACCAAGACGTTTTACTTGGTTAAATGCCTAAAAAACGGGTATTTTATGATTAAATTACTGTGATAAGTAGTTTTTAGCTGAAAATTTTAGCCTTGTACAGGTTTTGCATAGATTTTTTTAATACGTTCTGTACGTGTAGCATGCTCGATATTATGTACTTCTCTCTGTTTTCTCAAACGATTTATATGCTTTAATGTGAGTCTAGACTTACGTGTATCATCTATTTCTCTGTTATTATAGTCGTCGTTTTCAGCGTCATAATATTCATTTAATATGTCTTTACTACGCATCTTCATCTCCCGTTGGTGCGGCTTCTGCTCCACTAATAGGGCTTGCACCTTCAGTTTCTTCTCCTGCAGGAGCATCAGTTGGAATATCATCTGGAGCTCCGTCAGGTATATCAAAACCACGTACACCAACGTTACCTAAACCTGGCATACTATCTGCTTCAGGTGTTACACCTGATTGATTTTCTTCTTCCCACATTCTTTCATTCCTTAGAATTTCTTCTTCATTCCATCCTAAGTACTTTTCAAGTATAAATCTTCTGCTGAGATATTGCACACCTTCCAAGTTACCAAATACTGCGGCTCTTGCATTGTGTATTTCTATTTCTTTGTATGTGCTAAAACTCTGTGGTTCAACAAATACTAAATCAAACAATCCAGCATCAATACTAATGCCTTTGTTTTTCATAAACAGTTTAAATTCCATATCCATAGTAGGAGCAATTGCACCTTGTAATCTCATGCAATATTGATTGAATCTATATTCTTGAATAAAAGCAGTACCTACTCTACCATCTACATAACTAGCTGTACCATCATCTGGACCTGTTGGCAGATAACTGCTAGGTACACGTAATGCTCTTAGCATTTTGTTTGTAAAATATCTTAGGTCATCAATCTGACCTAAATTTTCTCCACCAGGTAATACTTCAACTTTGCTACCTCTGCCTTCAGCAGTTTGTGCAAAAAAGTAGTCCTCCATAATGCTTAATGGATTGTATGCGGCATCCATAATAGTAGTACCACCACCTGTTTTGTTAGGAATACGTTTTTGATGTATCTCGTTCTTAACACGTTCAACAAAACCCATGGCTTTGTTTGGCGGCATGTTGCCTACATCTACATAAAAAACTCTGCGTTCAGGAGCACGTTGTACTCTGTAGATAATAATACTGTCTTCTAGTAGTTCTTTTTGTTTGTAGGTTTTAAAGATAGGATCTAAAATACTTGCACCAAACGGATAATTATTATCCATGCCTTCAGTCATACCCAAATGTACTACATGTTTTGCATCAACTGTATATTCTTGTACATTACCACTACCCGGATCATATTGACCTGAATAAGCACCATATGCACCTTTGTCAATTACCTGACCACGCATCATGCTATTGACAGTACCGTATGTTTGACTGTGTTGAACAGGCTTGCTGACAGTTTTTTCCTGCATGTTTAAATCTATGTTTTTAATAATATACTGTTCAGGCTTTTTACCTTTGGCTTCATTAACTACACATTTGGTAACATCTACTGGATTTACATAATACAATTCCCAAGTTTCAGGATCTCTTATAAAAAACTGATCACCATATTTGATTGTATTTCTAAACATACGGAAAATGCGTTTATCCCAATCTTGTAAAGCACACCATTGTTGCAGTGTTTGCTCTAATATTTTGGTTTCGCTTTCTGTTGCTTTTTCTTTGTAATTTATTTTAAATGGAAGTTTAGATGTTTCATCTACTTGTGTACTAAATTCACTGATAATATCAATAGCGGCATTTATTTCACTGTCCATGTCCATTTGATCGTATTGAGCATATCTTTCAACACGATTAGGCTGACCACTGTATACTTCAGGTAACCAGCTTTGAAATCTACTAGCACTGCTAGGTTTCATGCTATCAGCGGATTGTCCGCCATACATAGTAAAATGTTTTTTCCAACTCATATGAATCTCTTTGTTCTATTATAGTATATTTATAGCTTTTGTCAACTCCAAATTAATTGGTATTGTTATGTTCTGCATTGCGTCTGTTAATCTCATCTGCTAATCTTTTAATATCTTCAGGTAATAATTTTACAATAGTTTCTGCATTACCTCTTAGTTCATTTTGTGTTCTTCTTCTTTCTTCTTCCTCTGCCGCCATGCGTTCTTGATTTTCAATAGTTACACCAAATTTCTTAGCAAGTTTTTGTAATTCTGTTTCTTGATAAGTGCCAGTTTCCTCTAATTCTCTCATTTGTGCATCAGATAATTTAGTAAGTTCTTTGACCATGTCTCCAAGAGCTTTGATTCCTTGAGGAACCATTAAAGCAGTACCCATAGTGCCCATTGGTCCAGGAAAACCACGCATTAGCATACCAATTAGCATAGCACTTTCACTATCTGCACCTGTGAGTTCGCCTCTGCCCATTTTGGCAATTGGTCCCATAAACATAGATCCAGCACCACGTCCTACAGTTTCAAAAATATTTGTTAATACATCAGAACTTAATCCAGCTTGCAACATGTCTTGTAATTCTAGTATCATACCAGAAGCACCTACATTTTGACCTGTAGCCGCAAATCCCATTCTATCCGTCATACGCAAAATAAGATTTTGAAACTGCATTTCAGTTTGTTCTAATTGAGATGCAATGCCTCTAGCTCTTGAAGCATAGTCACCTTGTGCGTCTTCAACATTTGCCAATGTTGTTATCATACGTTTAGCTACATCGTTACCTGCATCTACAATTTCAGAAGACAAAGTTAATAGTGTTCTTGCAGTTTCATCTCCAAATGCCGCTCTTACTCTAAGTGCTTCTTCTCTATCAACTTGACTTGTTTTAATGTCGGATATGGCTTCAGTCATACCTGAAGCAAAATCTATTGCACTCATACTGCTATTGTTCATGTTACCAACAACAAAGTCTATCAAGTTTCTACCAGCTGATCCTAATTCTCCTATTAGTTGCGGAGCAAATGCCGCCGCATCTACTGCACCTCCAGTTGCCACACTGTTTAGTATAGCTTTTGATAGTTCACCTCCACCAGGAATATTTTCCACTGCCGCGGCTAGCTCATTAAATTTTTTCCTTGTATCTTCACTTGCTGTCCTTAAAAATGATTGTGCTACAGCATCTTTACGTGCTTCCATTTGTGCTTTTATACGCTGTTTTACATCTTGTCCTGTAATTTTTGCCATTGCCTCTTGTTGTGCAATATTTTGCACCATTGCATCTACAAGTTCTTGTTCTTTTAAATTTCTAAAACTTTCAACATCCATAGTCAAACGTCTTAGTTCTAGTTCTTCAGCCATAAGTTCTGCGGCTTGTCCGCTAGTTAGTCCAAAATTTCCAAAACCTTCTGCGGCTGTTCTAAAACCTGTTATCATGTTCATTAGACGCATGCTACCTTGTTGTGTTGTATCAGCAAACTGTCTCACTGCCGCAACATTTGTACCTACAATTTGACTGAATGATCCTAGATCCAATCCAGCAGTTGCAAGTGTGCCTGTAACTTCTAATAAATTGTCTGCAAAATTTAATCCAACTCTACCACCAACTCTAAAAGCATCACCTACTTCTTGTGCTTGTTGCATGATTAAACCAAATGTAGTACCCATTAGTGCTGGTGCACCCAATGCTGATAGAGTATTTTGTATCATACCTGTTACTTCAGTTTTACTGAACATAGCACTTTGTATGTTGTCTAGTTGTGTCTTACCATACTTTCGAAAATCTTTTGCTAGATTATCTCTTTCTTTACTGGCTTTATTGTTTGCTTCTTTTTCAGCACGTAGTATTTGTCCAAGTGTCTTTGACTGTTGATCCTGTTCACTTACATCAGCACCTAACTGTGCCGCTATGTCAGTCATTACTCCTAAAACCCTTTCTTGGGTCTGTTCCATTGCAAAATCAGGTACTTCGATTGGTATTGCTTGTCCACTTGGTCCTGGAATATTGATAGTTGCCATAAATTAACTACTCATTTAATTAGATAAATACTTTTATACACAGTTATTTATAGGCGAAAAATGAACAATCCACTAACTGATTATTACAGACAAAAAGAAATATATGTCACTATACCAACACAAGGTAGATGGTACAAACAAAAACCTAATTTGACTAAAGATGGTGAAATTGGAATCAAGCCAATGACAATCAGCGATGAAGTTATGCTTAATATTCCAGATGCTTTATTCAATGGTGAAGCAATATACAATCTTATTCAAAGTATTGCTCCTGATATCTATGATCCTTTTGAAATAAGCATGCCAGATGTTGATGTAATACTACTAGCAAGTAGAGCGGCGACATATGATAAAAAGATGCAAATAGAAACTAGATGCACACACTGCAACACAAGAAATGAATACGAAATAGACATACCATCTGTACTATCTCAGGTTACTGTAGTAAATGAACAAGTGACATTAGATATTAAAGGTTTAATCATTGAACTTAAACCTAATACACTCGCCAGTATAAATGCATACAATATGAAAAGTATCGCCACAAGCCAATTATTGGGTAAACTATCAACAAATGAAGAAGAAGCAAGACGACAACTAAGCGATACTTATTTTAAGTCTGTTGAAGAAATTACCGCCGCAAATATAGCAATGATAAGTGATGGAATTGTAAGTGTAACTACTCCAAATGGAGATGTTGTAAATGAACAAAGTCAGATTATAGAATGGTTGGGAAACAGCAACAAAGATGTATTGGAAAAAATTGAAACACAATTGCGTAAACTTAATAAAAATGGAATACCATCAGAATTCGATTTTACATGCACAGCAGAAAAATGTGGAAAAGACTTCAAAGGTGCTGTTGAATTTAACCCAGCTTTTTTTTTCAGCAAAAACTTAGAGACACTAGGGGAAATGAAGAGTTAATTCAAAAAATAATAGACAAATATGAATCAACAAATAAAGATATCAGAAATATGCTTTATGATGTAGTGCTTTACAGTGAAGGAGCATTTCAATTGGATAACCTATATAGAATTAGTTTTAGAGAACTTAGAGAAATACAAGAACGCATGTCGGAAAAAGCTAAAAAGACCAAAGAAGCTATGAATCCTAAAAAAACAATCACATACTAAATCGAAGAGCTAAAGCTCATCGTCAAACTCATTTCATTTCGTTTGATATTTCTTTATTTGATTAATTTCGTTATTACCCTGTTTTCAGTCGCACTTAGCCTGTTTACGGCCAAGTGCAAAAAACAGAGTCATTACCCCGTCTCCAGAAAGCATCGTTATAGTGCAACCTTTCGGCAGAGGCGGTTTTGCTATACCCCTTTACGCACTGCTTAAACGCAGAAACACTCTCAGCCATAACGACGACCTTTGAGCTATCCGTGGGTTACAATGGCGCAGTAGAGCCCACTCGTTTGGTTTGTTTGCTTCAAGCAAGATCCGACAGTATCATTACAATACAATCTCAATGCTACAGTCAAGGAAGCTATATTATGACTGGTGTCTGTTTAGTGATTCAATAAGTGCCTTAGAACTGCCAACTCGTACATTTATAATGCCGTTGTAATATTCATCAGTTTCTAATACTTTACGATCAAACTGTTCACGAGCTTCTAAGTAGCTCATTTCACCTCTGCTGGTGCAGTAATACAGTATTTCTCTGGTAAAGTTTTGTGGGCCTAAGTTTTCTACGTCTGCATTCAATGTGTCACTGGATCCCCAATAGTCTCTCCAATCACTTTCTTTTGTTGAACGCCTTTTGTTCTTTTTGCCTTTGAGGGGTTTTTTAGTTACTTTAAATTGTGCTAATTTTTTGCCAATATATTTTTTATCGTTCGTAAGATTAGTAATTAGATATACGAATCCCACGTATTCTTCTGATATTTGTTCTACTATTTTGCCTTGATAAGTCCATTGCATGTTTATTGTTTAGCAACTACTATATATGCCAGTTAAGCTATTTGTCAACCGAAATATACGTATTTTTTAAAATTTCCCAAGTTTGCTTATAACCACCATCTATTTGATGATAATATGTGCTAGCTTGTGCGGCTGTAAAATCATTGCCGCCTGGAAAACAATTGTCTCCAAAAAATATAGTTGTACCTTCTTGTTCATTAACGGCTTGACTCTTGTCACAGCCTACTGGAAATATATCTATACTGGTTTCTCCAGCTACTTGTGCTACACTATCTTTGAACTGTTGATTGTAGTACATTGCAACAGTTTCTCTTCCTTTGTTTATCTGATCCCATTTTGCATATCTATCACGTTCTGCCCAATTTGCATTTCTTCCTACTATACTAAAATTTGCAGTACCTATACGCTGTTCTATATGATTACCAGTCATTTCATTATAATTAATTTTGTGTAAGTATTCAGTTAAAAATGTTTTTTGTTCATCTGACAGTAACCATTCATTCTTTTTGATCTCTTTAGTGTCTTCAAACACATGATTTCCGCTACAATGATATACCCTTGCAAAGCGTAAAGTAAGGCTTAAACCAATCTGTTCTACAGTTTTTGGTCTGTCACTACCAGTTATAATCATGCATTTATTACCACGCATTATAAAGTCTTTCATAAAGTGTTCAAAGTCTTGATTGATAGGTTTACGTGCATCTGTAAGTGTACCATCTACATCAAAAAGGAATGTTGTCGTCATCATTTTGTCCTTTCATTTGTTTAGGGTATAATTTATGCATAATATCAATTGGTAGTCTACTACTCATTGTTTGTTGCCAGTTTTTGTATTGAATATTTGCTGTGGTGACTGTAATAGGATCGGAATTTACACTTACATCTACCAATGGTGCTTCGTAAGTCAACCAGTGATCGAAATCATCGTCACCTTTGTAACCTTTATTATTAAACTGCTCTAAGTCTACAATATAATCATCAGGATCCATGTTTACTCCTGAAAAGTTTGTAAAATATGTCTATAGGTAAAATTTTACTAGTGAGCAATTCTTGCGGATGATAACCATACAATTTTTCACCTGTGGTTTTAACAAGTTTTCTTTTTGTATAATCATCTCCCATGTCTCTTTCGAACACAGTTTTACCGCCATCTGGGGATTCGAATATTTTTTTGTTTCCTTGATAAGTCCATCTACTTGGCATCGATAAACTCCGTGTCATTACTAAACATAGTAAATCCACCTTCTTTTATCACTTGTAATATTGTGTTTACACGACCTACTAGTTCATCTCTATGTGAGATTAAAAAGATGTTTTTGTTGCGTTCACGTTCAATCTTTTTTAGTACACCTAACGCTGAATCAACTCCATTTGTATCCATACCACTGTCAATAAGTTCATCAATAGCCATGAAGTTTATAGGTGTATTCATACTTTCAAATACATCTCTGAATGCCCAACTAAGTCCTAGTATCAATCTATTACGTTCGCCTCTGCTCAAGTTGTCAAAGTCTAAATCTCTGCCTAGTTCTGTAATTTCAACTGTTAGATCAGGTTGAAATGCAACTTCATGTGGAAGTCCTAGTTTAGTCAAGTAATAAGCTAGTCTACTATTCAAATATTGTAAATTTTGTTCAATGATACGTTTTCTAATAAAACTGTCTTTATTTGTCAGCAACTTGTATAAAAAGTCCTGATGGTCTTTGAGTACACTTAAATCATTCATGTTATCCCACTCTACTTCTTGCATACCAGTATCTCTGAGTGTGTCTATCTGTTCTTGATAAGTGTCAGGATCTGTTTGTTTTCTTTGAACTTCTGTTTCAAGATTATTAAGTGTATTTTGATGTTCAAGTGCTTCTTGTAGAGTATTGTAGTGTGTAACTGGCATTTGACCAAGTTCACCTAGTTCATCAAGTACTTGTTGCCATTCTTTTTGCTGATCTGTATTTGTTAATATTTGATTACGTGCTTCGCCTAATTGCTCTTCTTTGTCTCTTAGTATTGTTTCTTGTTTTTCATCATGCAGGTCTTGTCCACAACTATGACATTTGTGATCTTTGAGTAATACAATTTCTTCTTCAAGTTTAGCTATTGATCTGTCTTGTTTTTGATTATCAGATTCAATATTGGATTTCCATTTTTCGGCTTGATCTTTTAAATTTTTCTTTTCTAAATAATCGTTTAACAATGCATGATTATCCAGTTCAGTCTTAATATTAATTTTTTTTAGAGTGTTTATCTGTTGTTGGATACCTTGGACATCAGACGTTTGTTTATCTTTCCAGATTTTCTGCCTCCGTTCCAAATCACTAATACTTTTCTCAATTCTGGAATTTGCTTCTTCAATAGCCTTAATTCTATATTCTTCTTCTTTGATTGCATCTCTAGTCAACCTTTGTTGTTCTTTTAAAACCTCTGCCTTTTCGCTGAGCATAGTAATGCCTAATAGCTGTTCAATGATAGCACGTTGATCATTGGATCTCATGCTAAGAAAAGGTTCAGTATATGTGTTCAAAGCAACAATGTGTTTGAACATGTCATGACTCATACCAAAAAGTTTTTCTATTTGTGTCTGAGTCTGTCTATTTTCACCTTGTGCTTCATCTTCGTCAACATTCTGATCATTGACATAGTATTTAAGCACATTAGGTTTCCTGCCTCTTTCAATTCTATATTTTGTGCCTTCCACTGCAAAATCCAGTGTAACCAGCATTTGTTTACTATTTGTTTTGTTTACAAGGTTGTCTTTGCGTATATTTGTAAGTGCATTGCCAAATATAGCATAACTTAGTGCATTGATTATAGTAGTTTTTCCTGTACCATTTCTACTACCATCTCCACCTAAGTCTAAGTTATTACCCAATACCAATGTTAGTCCATTGTCAGAAAAACGTACAGCCTGTGTAACGTTACCAACACTCATAAAGTTTTTAATTGTAATATCTTTTAATGTTATCATAGTGAATTATAAATGTCTACCAAAATCTTTTTATCAATCATATCGCTGTCTACAGCGTTTAAACTATTATACACTATTTGATCAACATTTTCAACTTCAATATCATCTACTACTTTCCAATCCTGTGCATGTTCTTCTTTTTTACTAGGAATCAATGCTATCTCTCTAGCATTAAATTGTTGACTAAAAGTTTCTTTGATAAAACTTGCTTCTTCGTAGCTTATGGCTATATCTAATGTAGCTCTACAATATGTTTTATCGTTAAGTATTACTTCTGGTTCATCTATCAATCTACTGAGAGGAACAGTTCTATATCGAGGACCATCAAAATTAATATACTGAGGTTCTTCTCCCCAAACTAATTTCATCATACCTCTGTCATCGTCCCATGTGTCTGCATAGTTGTGACCAAACGGTGATCCTAAATAATGTACATTTTTCTTAAACTGTCTTTTGTGAAAATGACCAGTAAACACGTATTCTGGACCTGTCAAATGTTCTGCATTGATGCCGCCGTGATCAGGCATTTCTACCATAGCATTCATTTTAAAGTTGGGCAATTCAAAATGTCCAAACATGTATCTGCACTTGGTTTTACTTAAATTTTTCCACTCATCACCTACCAACCAAGGAATAAGTGCAACTTCATCTTGTATCAGTGCATCTTCTACGAGTGTAACATTTTCAAACAAACCAGCATAAGGCAAACTGTTGAGGTCACGTTTTTCTCTATAGTACAAATCATGATTGCCCATAATCATATACACACTTTCAAACGCACGACTGAGTTTGCCTACATTTTCTACACTGTGATTGAGTGTGCTTACATTTACACTGGCTCTATGATGATGCCAGTCTCCTAAAAATATACAAGTTTCACAGTCTTCGCTTTGTTTAATAAACCAATCTACAAACTCTGCACAATCTCTATTGTGCTGTTTGCTGTTATTTTTATTTCCAAAGTGTATGTCTGTAAAACAAGCGGCTTTGTTAAAAAATGTCATGACTTTCCGTTCAAAGAAGTTTTACTTCTATCATTGTACTTTCTATTAAGGATATTGTCAACCTAGATATTGAACCCGTGTTCTTTACGTTCTTTGTCTGACTGTTCGTCCCATTTAGCACGTTCTGCCATTTCATGTTCAATCTGTCTTGTCCAACTTGGCATTTGACCATTTTCTTGTAACAAGTCATCTCTGATATTTTGATTGCGTTTTTCTAAATTTAGCACTCTAGTGAAACTATTGGTTACTGCGGCTGTATAGTATGCAAATGGGTTTTGACTTTTGAGTTCATTAAACTGCAATCCAATTTGACTTAGTTGTAACAGTGCATGGCTACGCATTTCGTCTACATAGGTGTATCCACGCCAGTTACTACGCATGCTATATCTTTCACACAATTTAATAAACATTTTTGCCAAGTTATTACTTATTGCTCCATGATTAACATTAAATTTGCCATTGTCAAATCCACCTTCCCAGTGACTACGCACTACTTCTATAAGTTCATCATTCACATAAGCATAATGTTTAAATGGTGGAAAATTACATTTAGCATGATGGTCTGCTGTGGTTTTAGGCTTGCTTTTTCTACCAGGCTCAAGCGGTATGTGATCAAAAGTCATCAATCTAAATACAAGACTTTTTTCATCTATTGATTCTGGATCAATCTTGTAATTTGTTTGTTTGGGTTTTTGACTGGTTTTTCTAGCATCATCCGAATACCATTCCATGTAAGAATTTTCATATGCTTCAATACTTAATTGTTGTGCCCTATTTTCTTTAGCTTGCTGAACTATTGCAGGATTGTGCATATCTTCTGGTGTTTCTACAATTACATCAAATCTTGTGTAATCATCATCTATCACACTACAAAAACTTAATTTGCTTTTGTGTATTTCTTTTAACATGTCTTTGTTGTTTAGATATTTTTGTTTCCTCATTGTAATTCCTTAATTTGTTACAGTATATGTTCAAAAACCTCGTGTGTCAATAACTACCCATATATTTCAGCAATAAATATAACTATAGGAGATCGTTATGAGATATGCACAATTGACAGAAGATGTAGCAACTGATATTGCAGTTTTTTATGGTGGAAGATTTCAGCCTATGCATAAAGGACATCATAAAGTTTATACAGATCTAGTGGAACAGTTTGGTTCCTCTAACGTATTTATCGCTACTACAGTTAGCAAAACTGCAACTCCAGAACGTGATCCTTTTTCATTTGATGAGAAACGTATGATTATGAATGGAATGTTTGGAATACCCACAGATAAAGTTGTACAAACACAACCTTATAGACCAGATGTAACGCTTACCGGCAAAGATCCTAATAACACAGCGGTAGTGCTAGTTTTTAGTGCAAAAGATGCTGGTAGACTTAAACGGGGTGGTTTTCTCAGAGACTATGAACCTGGAGCAGAAATGGTTCCTAGTGACCAAGGCGCATACATTTATGAAGTTCCTATACAAGAAGGTGGTATGAGTGCAACTGATTTTAGGACAGCAATGAAAAATGACAGTCTTAACGAAAATCAAAAGATGATGGTTTTTAGAGAATTTTTTGGCAACATCAATGAAAAAATATTTAAATTTGTAAAGGAAAAAATAAGTGGCAGTGCTAGCTGAAAATAGAGCAAAATTACAATTTACTGCAAGTGCATTACGTGGTTCAACAACAGGTATCATGAGAGCTATTCAACAAGCAACTCCAGATATGGGAAACACGTTAGGTACAGGAGCAGATTTTTATTTTAGTGGACCTGCTGAGCCTTTGCGTCAGCATGGTGGAATACTATTTCCTTATCAGCCTGATATTACTTATAGTGTTCAAGCTAGCTATAATCCATATGACTTGGTACATACCAATTATACCTATTATGCCTATAGAAATACACCAAGTCCAACAATCCAATTGAATACACAATTTGCTAGTGTAACTCAAGAAGAAGGCGAGTATACTTTAGGAGTTTTGCATTTTCTTAGAAGTATTACAAAAATGTTTTTTGGATTAAATGAGCGTTCAAATCCTATGGCAGGAACGCCACCTCCAGTTTTAAGATTTAGTGCATTTGGTGAAACACAATTTAATAATTTACCTGTATTGGTTGACAACTTTAGTACAACATATGATAGCAATGTTGACCTCAAAGATGTTAATGGAGTACAAATACCAGTCATAATGAATATTTTTATAAGTTTACTTGTTCAAATCAATCCAGATAAACAAAAAAATGAATATAGCACAGATGCATTTATAAAAGGTGATATGTATAGAGGTGGGTTTATCTAATGGAAACACAGTACAAAGAAAGCAGTAATTATTCACGCACAAATGTCAATAGAAAATTTTTAGATTTATACAATCCTCCGTTGACTAGAGAAAGTTTGTCCAAACAAACAATTGATATGGTAATAACATCCAAATATAATAGAAGACCTGATCTAATGGCAAATGACATGTATGGTAATCCTAGTGTATGGTGGGTATTTGCTCACTATAATAGAGACACTCTAAAAGATCCAATAATGGATTTTACAGCAGGAAAAACAATAAAAGCACCAAAGAATTTTAGACCATTAGGGGTCAACTGATGGCACTAAGAGAATTTTATCAAGACAATGTTTTGAACCAATTTGACAGTTACACTTACAAGTGGAAACTAATGATGGTTCATCCGGCTACAGCTCACAGATTTGAAGAATTGTTAGATCCTGATACAGGTGCAGTTGTTGTACTTGCTGAAAGTGGAGTCGAAAGTGAAATAAACATTGCCAGTGTAGATCATAGTTTGACACTTGCATTTAAACGCAATCAAGATAGATTAGGTGTAGGTAATATGTTTAGCTTCAATCTCATTGAGCCAGGAGGTGCTACGTTTTTCACAAGAATTATTGAAGCCGCACGTAGATTAAGTATTGAAAATCATCTTGCGGCATGCTATTTGTTAGAATTAAGATTTATAGGAACAAAAGATATGGTTACTACAGACAATATTGTAGGACCATACTATTATATTTGTACAACTTCGGGTGTTACAATGGACTACAGTGACGGTGGTACTGTATATCGTATGGATCTAGTAGAAACAAAAACAGAAGCATTTAGACCACAACAATTGTTTTTAAAAGAAGACACTGGCACAATTACAGCAAACACATTTGGACAATTTTGTGAACAACTAACACAAATAATTAACAAGCAAGAAGAAGATAGAGCATTTGCATCAAATGCACAATTATTTCCTGATACCTATACTTTTGGAGTTGATGAAAAAATAAGTGAATGGAATAGTTGGACTTTTGGTGCCGCAGGTGCCCAAGGTGATACAGGACTCAAAGGAACTAGTGTAACAGGAACGGGCACACTTACTTTTAATTTCAGTCAAGGTACTGCTGTCAGTGACTGTGTAGTCGTTGCATTATTACATACCAACCAAATGCGTAAACTTCCTGCAGGTAATGGAGGATTTCATAAACAAGCGCCTGAAGATGGTGAAGCAAAAGCACCTACATTTAAAGAACTTAGCAGTTGGTTTGTATTTGATACTGAAGTAGTATTTGGATACTATGACTATCAAAGAGAAATGTATCAAAAACATATCGAATATAAAATTGTTAAGTATCTCACTTCAAATTTGGTACATGACCCTATTAGCTATGACGAAGTGTTTAACAGTAAAAATATACAAGTTGAAAGGCTTAAGAATATTTTTAAAAGTGGTTTACTTAGAAAAAGATTTGATTATACTTTCACAGGACTTAACACTGAAGTTATGAATCTTGATATTAGTTTACAGAATACTTTTTTCCATTTACAGGCAATAAAACATGGTGCAATATCAACAAGATTTAAAAACTTTGATGGTGCTGGAGATGAGTTAAATGACTTTAATTTAACAAATAAAGAACTAGATGAACTGTTAAAAAAACGTAGAAAATTAGATATACAAGCTCAAAAAATACAGGGTCAGCTCGAACAAGACATGTCAATGGATATTCAGGACAGATTAAATTTAGAGGATCAATTGAACAATATTAATACACAAATCCAACAACAAGGTCTTAGTGATGAAATAATTAAAGAAGCTGAAGACAAAGTAAGAGACGCTTATAAAAAACTTCCAAAACGGGAAGAAAGACTTGATCCTGTTCTCAATAAAGATAGATACATTACACAAAGTGAATTGCGTACAAACACATTAGCAGAAAAAGAAAAAATATTACCTGCATCATTTGCACAAAATGTTGTAAACAGTAAAGCAACCAGAGGACCTGACAACGAAGATGCAGGTGCAGTAATGCTAGGTGCTGTTGAACTAAATTTAAACACGCTAGGAGATTTACAACAACAAGTAATTAGTATAAGAGGTGATCCTTATTGGCTAGGAAAACCCAAAGGCAGTAAAGCACAATTTGAAGGTGCAAACTATACAGTAGGCGGATTAAATTATTTCTTAAATTTAAATTTTCCAACATATCCAGATGAAACCACAGGCTTTATGGATATTGCAAGGCAAAACTTTGGAATTGTAGGAGTATACAGAGTCACACAGGCACAAGCAATGTACGCTGATGGGCAGTTTACAATGACTCTACAATCGTATAGAGATTTGTCAACTAACACAGGATTAGTTTTAGAAGAATTACTTTCTGGTGTAATAGAAGTAAGTGATTACAGAATGGATGCAGATACATTCAAAAATCAACAAGAGTATGAAGATGCGGCTTTTGGTGATGGAGAACAAGAAGGTGAGTTTGTAGAGCAAGATGACGGAACCAGTGAAGAAAATGCAACAGGTGATGCAACAGGTAATGTAACTGAAAGCCAATCCAGTGTTGCTTCAATAAGAAAAAAACCAATAAAAACTGAACTAAAAAATATTTTACAAAATGCGGCAGTGGCGGCAGGAGTTAATGTTGATGTCAGAAGTGGTGGTCAAGACTCAACAACTGGCTTTACAGGAAGCACAAGACATAATAATGGTAATGCGGCAGATGTAGCATTATTAGATGCATCAGGAAGACGTTTGTCATTGGACAATCCTGGAGATGTTGCAATAATAAAAACTTTTATTAAAGAAGCTAAAAAGAATGGAGCATTAGGCATTGGTGCTGGCAATGGCTATATGGGTAATAATACATTTCATATTGATATTGCTAAAGATGGCTATTGGGGTGGACTTGCTGAAAATGGAAAGTTCCGTACTAAAAATGCACCAGGATGGTTAGGTGATATACATAGAACTTATGGATAAAGAAAATGGATAATACAACAAACAAAATGCAAAGTACACTACAAGTACCTCATTACTACAAAAAAGATGCAGTTGGTGGTGTAAACAGTTATCAAGGATTATACATTGGTAAAGTAATGAATATAGTAGATGACAGATACGAAGGTTACATGTACGTGGACATAATTGGACATGAAAAAACAGGTAGTCCTACCACAAGTAAAGAAGAAGCACAAAAGTATGTGCGTGTGCGTAGATTAATGCCCTACGGAGGTACCTATCAAGGATCGGATCATACTAGAACATTTGGTATGAATTGCCATCCTCCTGCTCCGGGAACAGAAGTATTAATTGCATTTACAGGCAGTGACCAAGAAGGTATAATGCTTGGTGTATTGCCGGACGCAACTAGAAACGGAAGTGTTCCTGACAATGTCACAGCATTTTTAGATGATGGCACTAATACAATTGGAGCAACTTTTGATAGTAGTATTGTAAAAAAACAAAACAAAGGAGAAAGACCTAGACATCCTAATAGCAATTTTGTAGCTAAACAGGGTTTAGGATTGGACAGTGTTAGAGGTTTAGGTAGTAGTGGTGCAAGAAGAGAATCACCTAGTAACGTGTTTGGTTTTAATACACCAATGGGTCATAGTTTTGTAATGGATGATGGAACAGTAAAAAACAGTGATGCTTGTCTTGCTCCTGACAAAGACAGAGAAGAAGGATTGAGTAATCTTTGTCGTTGGCGCAGTGCTGGTGGAGCACAAATACTTTTTAATGATACAGCTGGCATAGTTTATGTAATTAATCAAGCAGGAAACTGTTGGTTACAAATGAGTAATGATGGTAAAATTGATTTGTATAGCAGTGGTGATATTAGCATGCATACTGAAAATGATTTTAACTTGCATGTAGGCGGAGATTTTGCTTTGGATGCAGATAGTATTATAATGAAGGCACGAGGATCAGATGGTTGTAAAATTGAAACTGCAACAGGTGAATTCAATTTGCACAGTAACAAGGATATTAAATTAACCTGTGATCTTAATGGTCATATTAAATGTGCAGGATTTTTAAGAATGACGACTGATGGTATATTAGATTTAAACGGACCAACAGCTACAGCAAGCACTAAAACAACCAATAATAATATTACTGTAAATAGAAGTGTGAAACAAAGTATTACAGGAAGAGTACCAGAAGCAGAGCCTTGGGGAGGACATGCAGAAGAGCAAGTGAAAATTCCTAGTTGTGCTAGTAGTGACAGTAATTTGTTAGCAACGGATATAGATGTAACTAATATACAAAATAATACAACAACAGGAGCAAGTAATCAGTACACAGATCCAGTCCCAGATGTCGCAGGTATGATTTTAGGGCAAAGTCAAAATCAAAAATACAAAGACCCTGCACCAGATGTTGCAGAAATGATATTATCTACAGATGAAGAAGTTGAAGAATTTAATACTAGCATTGGCGGTGGTGAATATTATATGAATGGTAGACGTATGCCAGGTGTAGGTGCCAAAATTGATGACAGTGCAACACAAGTGGGTGGTTATGGACGCAAATCAACTAATGTTAATCCAAGACACGGAGGTCCTTTCTAATGTCCTTGGAAAAAGTTTCCATAAGAAATCAAACTGTATGGTCGGATTTTACAGTATTAAATGATAGCTTGTATACCACTCAAGTAGATTTAACAAACTTAAATGCAAGTGAAGATTGTATTCTTACTGCATTAAATTTTAGTAGATATATTGGATACAACGGATATGCATATGGAGAAAGTGCAGTTGCATCAGGTATCACTGAACAACAGGCATTTGATATCTGGACTATTGAATTTAACAAACAGCAAAAGTTTGTCAAAAAACAATTACAACAAACTAAGATTACAAAATTAAGTCAAACAGTATATGATGGTTTAATTCTTTTGAATTGGGCCACAGGCAAAACACTTTATGTTAATGCAATAGAAGGCCAATATAGTTTGCTGAATAGTTTACTTGCAAATGATATCGACACAGTTGCAAGTATGATAAAACGTAGTAACATCAATCAAGTTAAGTGTACAATAGCATCTAATGTTATGCGACTTGCAGATTATGGAAAAAATAAAAATAGGACTTGGATGCGTACAAATGGTATATTCAATATGCGTGACCAAAACGAAAAATTTTTACTAACAGACGTTGAATTAAAACGTGCAAGAATGGCTTATTATGCAGAAACATTAAAATTTTTACCATTTACTCCTGAAGCGTTAAAAAGAGATGTTGCAAACAAATATGAAAGAACACTTATAAGACAACAATTTACCTATACAGGAACAAATACGTTTGCATTGGACAAACAACCTAGTATGGAGCCTGTTGAAAAGTTACAAGTATTGGTAAATGGAGAAATAATTCAACATCTTTTTGATTTTACTTTAGGCACTACTGGAAGTAAAAGTATACTTACAATTAGTAAGTCTTTGACAAACAATGACAAGATTGATACCATAATTAAAATTTAACTTGGTATTTAATTTTGCTATAAATATTAGTATGGCAACTTATGTAGGATATAGCAGTATAGGTGAATTGACAATCAGTAAGACTCTTGAAGACCAAGAGCTTGCTAAACGAGATTTAATGAATCATTTTAATACAAGGCGTGGCGAAAGAGTCATGAATCCAAAATTTGGTAGCATTTTGCCAGAACTTGTATTTGATCCATTGGATGAAACCACACAGCAATTGGCTAAGGATGATGTAGATACAATTGTTAACAATGATCCTAGATGGAATGTACTGGAAACACTTTTATCAAAACCAAATGATCACAGTTTAGAAATAAAAGTTAGATTACGATATGTTAGCACAGGAACAGCAGATGAATTGTTCTTAAAATATATAGGTGAAGAATAATGGCACAAGGCGCAAGACAAAGTAGTTTATTCTCAGCTGAAGATTTTAGTATAGTTTACGAAAGTTTTAGCGAAGCAAACTTTCAAGCATATGATTATGAAACTATACGTAATACAATGGTTGATTATATAAACAGAAACTATCCAGAAAATTACAATGACTGGATTAATTCAAGTGAATTTGTAAGTTTAATGGAACTTATGGCATTCCTTGGACATAACTTGGCATTTAGAGCAGATTTAGCAAGTAGAGAAAATTATCTAAGTACAGCAGAACGCAGAGAAAGCGCCTTACGTATTGCTGAATTTTTAGGTTATACTCCAACGAGAAACGTTGTTGCCAGCGGATATTTAAAAGTGGACAGCGTAAGAACCACTGAACCAGTGTTTGATGCAACAGGCACGAGTCTTGCTAACAGAAGTGTTCAATTTGATGATACTACTGATACAAATAGCTATCAAAATTTTCTTACAATTATGAACAGTGTATTTCAAAGCAGTAGCCAATTCGGAAGTCCATTTAGTAAGTTTAGCAGTGGAGGTGTAACAAACGAAATATATAGAACAAACAGTACCACAAATACAGCAGATAGATCATTTACCAACAATGTTAACAACACACAAAGCTCATTTAGTTTTCATAGTGTAGGAATTAATTCTGCTAGATCAGCTTTGATTGAAAAAACTCCAGATCCTTATGCTGTAGTAGATTTATTGTATAGAAATGACAACAGTGGAAATAGTAGTGCAAACACAGGATTTTTTGTAGGGTTCAAACAAGGCAGTTTAGAATACAAAGATTTCAATATTGTAGAAGGTGTACCTAATATTGTTTTAGATATAAATGTTGACAATATTGCAAGCGGTGAAGTATGGGTGCAGACTGTAGATGAAGTTGGACAAGTACAAGCAAATTGGACAAGAGTTGATAGACAGTATGGTAATAGCACTATTTTTAATGCACAACAAAATAATATTAGAAACATTTATACCATAGCAAGCAGAGAAAATGATCAAATTAGTATTGTGTTTGGAGATGGTAATTTTGGTAATATACCCAAAGGATTAATTAGAGTTTGGTATAGAGTTGGATTAAATTTGACATATAATTTAGATCCTAATACATTTGCAAGCAATAGTCTAATTTTTGACTATATCGGCAGTGGAGGCAATGTTCA